GTCAAAAATGTATGGCCCAGTTGTTTCGTCATCGGCTTGCGCAAACGGCCTGCCAGTGACATACAACTCCATTTGGCCTGTTTGCACAAAGTCAGGCTCAACACGCTCAATTCTTAACCAAACGTTTTCTCCAACCATTTGGTCTTGTGATGGCCCACCAGCTACCAATCCAAGATCACTTGTTTCAAAATAACTTGGGATGGCAAGCACAGCTTGGTCTGTCACCTGATTTGTGCCAACCTCATGTTGCCAAACAGACACTTGATTTGCAGGCGAACTGAATGTCAATATTTGAGTGCCAGAACCTGTGGCATTCGCACTTAATGTGATGGTTTGTGCATAAATAGCAGCAACAGTCACACTAAAACCCGCCCCTGCGCCAATGCTTGCGCTTGACAATAAATTTCCAACAACATAACCAGCGCCTCGGCCAACAATCGTGCATGCGGTAACAATGCCGCCAGCAACAGTGATGTTTGCTGTTGCAGAGAACCCAGACCCGCCAGTTAGAGCTACCGCTGTATATGTGCCGTTGGTATATCCCGTTCCCCCAACAAGAGTATTAATTGTTTGAATAGAGCTTGTTGTGATACCAGTAACAGTTGTTCCAAGTGCAATGTTTGTCCCGCTTACCACTTGCTCTGGGACAACATCCACGTTGTACGTTGTTAAAAATATTTTGTTGCTTGCATTGGTAGTGGTCATTGATTGCGTAAAAACAATCGTTGATACAGACGCTTCCCAACTGGCGCTAATGGGGTAATGAAAAACTTGCGAAAAGTATCCCGCCGAGCGACGAGCGGCAACTGCCTGTCCAGCGTCATACCAGATGTTTTCGCGCACGTTGTAAATGACTGCGTCCGTGCATTCTGTTGCATTACCTCGGGGGTAGTACCACCAAATTTCCCCATAACGAGGAACTTTTTGCACCCATACTTTTTGACGCTGTGAGTAATTCAAATTGTCAAAAAAGTAGTTTTGATTCATGGTGTTGGGAATTTCTTTCACAACACCGTTGTACATCAGGAAGCGATCAGAACCAACCCAATAATAAATGCCGTCATACTCAATTGCTGACTGACTGGAAAGGATTGAGGACTGACTTGAAATCAAGTCATATCGCCAGTATTGGATAGGAGTGCCAACGCCACCAATGTACGAAACACGGATCAAGCTATCAAGGCTCCAAAACAGTCCAGAAGGGGCGTTTGAGCCGCCTCGCACTGGTAGCCCTTGCACAATCTTTCCTGTGGCTACGTTGGTCTCGTTTGCGTCCGCAGACACCCAATCTGTCAGATCCCCAGCAGAACAGTTTTTGATTAGGCCATCATTGCCATAAATAAAAACATACGGATGCAAAGTCACAATCCCGCCAGATACGGAGATGTTGTTGTCAAACGTAATTGTTGCCGTATTGGCATTTGTAGTTGCCAAAGACAAATTGACAGTGGTAGTGCTGACAGACGTAACAGTAGTGCCAACAGCTATGCCATCACCAGTTACGGTTTGTCCAGCTCCAATACGAACATCACTTGCAGGCAATGTAAGGCTAGTTGCCCCAGATGCTTTAGTGCATCCAGCCACTGAAAACACGCCAATTTTTGACATGGTTGTGCCTAACGTGCTGCCATACAAGGGAGGCGTATTGGTTGTGCTGTCGATTTGCAGGAGGTTTTGCCCCGGGTGCGCCAACACCACACTGAGCCCAGCTCCAGCAACATCGTAAAACCCATCGAACTGCCACAAGTTGTTGTTTGATGCAGTGAAATTTGATAGCGTGAAATCACTTACGCCGCCACCAGTCCCAACATCATCAACAACCAATACTTGCAAACCGTTGTTGTAGCCGCTGTAGACCGCCGTAAAGCCATCTTTTGGGTCTACCCACATGCCTCTGGATGGGCCTCTCAATTGGCCTGAAATCTGGTTGAACCCACCCATTTTTCTTGGTCGTCCACGTTGAAACCTTACCCACTGACCATCAGTGTAGTAATTCATGTCAAACACAGTTCCGTCTCGCTGAATGCCAGCAAGAGTACGAAGGGCAAAAACTTTTGCCGTCATTAGAACGCGCCCCCAGAAATACCGCCAGTAAATGTGCCAGTTCCGTAAATGGTCAAACCTGTTGATGTCAGTGCAGACATTTGGACGCCAAGCACAGCCATGCTCAAGTTCCCAGATGATGGGCGATACATGCCTGTTGAGGTTTCTGCGTTGAAGTTGAGGCCCGGTGTGCCAGCAGTGCCATCCGACACGCTCAAAATTGATGCGCCAGCAATGGTCGTATTTGCATTAAACAAATTGACCGAGTCACAAACCAAAGTAACTTGATTGGATGCCGTTAATGTTGCGGTTTGGGCTCCAACTACGCCAGTTGTCACTGTCACTGAATAAATTCCAGTGGTTTCATTCAAGATGTAATAAACCTGAACCGTTTGCGGGATGACCACCGTGCAATTGCCACTCAAAGCGCCTGTGAACTTGATAATCACGTTGGCCGCTTCAGCGGACGACAGTGTGTATGAGCCCGATACCAGCGGCTTGGTCAATTGGGTAAAGTTAAATTGCGTTGGAGAACTCAGGCCAACCGAATAAAACGCAGACCCAGAGCAAACAATCATGCAGGAGTCTGCTGGCTGCAACAACACCGTAGTTGATCCATTGAAGAAATCAGACCCGTTGGTATTGATAGACAAAGTACCAGAACCGCCGTTGCGAACCATGGTGAACCAATTGTTGCCAAGGCTACTAGCAGATGGCAAGGTTAGTGTTCCAGCGCCGCCAGTCCATACGTTTGTCTGCGCACGAAAATCGGCAGTTGCTGTTTCGCTGGATGAAAACGTCACAACAGGATGGCTTTGATTTAACGTGCTAGAAATTGCCAATACACCATAACCAGCCAAGGTTGCCGCATCCGCCGAAGATGAGCCAACACCAAATGCAATATTGCCCCAAGTGCCTTGTGAATTGGCATTGGTGGTGATGTACACATATTTGGTTTCGCCAGCCGCAATGGTGATCAGCGTATTGGTTCCAGCAAAATCTTTGACTGTGAATGTGTTGCTTCCAACGTTGCGGATCAACGCATCATTACCAACCGAAGTTTGATCTGCTGGTGGCATCAGCAAAGACAACCCAGCAGTCGATGCGGTGACCTGCATGATCCGAGCGGCGTAGTTGTCAGTTGCGTTGCCGTTGATCGGCCAACTCAATTGAGTATCAGCCGTTAACGTGATTGCGCGGTATGAAACGTCAGTCGGCTGAATGACGTTCCCTGTGAATGGACTGTTGTAACTCATGTGTCAAGTACCACTGCCTGTCTATCACCAATCCGAGTCAGGTCTTCGGCCCTCAAGGTTTGGATGATCTTGTCATACTGTTGTTGCCACAGCGGCGTTCTGGTGTCGTTCTTCAAGAATGGCATTGCTTGAAGCAGTGAGCCATACAAAAGAGCTTGCGGGGCATAGATCGTGAACCAGTTGGTTTGATTGCTGGAGTCCAAGGGCTGAACGCGCTCGTAATACAGCACTTCAAAATTGAAGGCAGAGGCTGGCGTTGGGGCAACCAGCCAATGCGTGTAGTCATAGTCACAATAAAACTTGGGCGTATCCGTTGCTGCTGGATCAGGCCAATATTCGCGCAAATACTCATACTTGCGCAACAACACGGGCTGGCGCTTACCAGCTACCGTGATGTTCATTGAAACTGTTTTGTGCCAACGGGCTGGCTTGTCAATCGTGGCCTGACTTGCCACCATATTGCTTGTATTGACAGTTAAATTACCCAGAAATTTGATTTCTGTCGCAATAACTTGCTCCGCCAGCATGATGAACAACGGTATTTTTTCCAAAGTAGCCGTGTCAGTACGCTCCAAATAGCTTTGGATGTTTTCAACAAGGCTGTCATATGTCATCACACTTGCGGTAGTCATAACCAACCTTTCTTCGTTGCGTTATTTTAAGCCTTGCACCCGTCTATGGCAACCGTCAGGCAACCAAGCCGTTCAGGTAGGTGGTCTTGCCAGCAACCTTGGTGGCCGTCAATTCTTGCTTGCGAAGATCGGCTGGGTTATAGCTGACATGCACCCAGCCAGAGTCGGGGATGCCGGGAGTGTAGAACTCCAGAATCAACTGGGTGTAATCCAAGTTATCCATGATCCACTGGGCAAGGTCAGCGTTGGCGACGCCGGGGATCTCAATATCCGCCGCCATTCCACGGGTATGGTCAGAGGGTTTAGCTCCTTGTACGCCACCAGCCGCAGCATTAACAGCCAAAGAACGGAACCCAGAGTTCACCTTAACACCTTTGCCGAAGTGGTCACGCACGGGCTGTAGGACTTTCTCGCACAGCAGGCGGAGGGATTCGGTCTCAGCTTCGCTGGGGGTGTTGTCCAAATCGTGGCGTAGGGCTGTTTCGGACTTGGTCAGTTCGTGAAGGGAAAAATTGGTTGTAAGTTGTGTCATTTGATGCCTTTCTGTGATTCAAGGGCTTGGTTGTACAAAAATATGCAGGCGTTGAGCTTGGTGATGGCTCTGTCGCCTTCCTCGGCTATGGCGATAAGAGCTTTAGCAGTTTCTCGGTCAAGCTCGGCTGATGCCTCTCCTCCACTACTTCCTGTGGTAGTGGCGGTATCTGCGGAGGCAGATACGGGGCAGGTCGTTTTGACGCGCAACCGCAAAGCACCAGAGTCAATAGCAGAATCACGCTCTTTTGCGGCAAGTTTGGCTTTTTCATTGGTCTTCCTCAGTGCATCAGCGGTGGTGGTTACAGCGGTTGTCAGGGCGGCTTCTTTGGCTCGGGCTTCGGTGTTCAAGCGGTCAACCTCATCCTGCTGGGCTTCCTTTTCGACATATTTGCCGTAGAAGTACCCGCCGCCAAAGGTCAGCAGCAGGGTTATCAATCCAGAGAGTAAACCCTTCATGGCTTTGGTGGCTCATCAGCGTCGTTGGCCTCGGCGTTGGCTACAGCATTGGCTACAGCCTTGATGCCAGACCGCCCCGCCACACCGCCCAGCACCCCAGTGATGAACACCATAATGGTGCTGATCTGCTGCGTGTAAACCTTGTCAATTGGGGCCATGCCAGCCATTGGCTGCGTGACGTAGGTCACCGAGTAGAGGAATGCGGCAACCGATCCAAACAGGATCAGCACCAGAATGATGATGACAAAAGCCCAAACGCGCACTTCAATTTCTTCTGCGGTCAGGCGGTTATTTGTTTTGTATCCAACGGTAGGCATCACTTTTTCTCCTGTTCAGGTTTTGTAAGTTGATCTGGGCATGTGCCCGTAGCGGTGCAAATTGGAGGCTTGCATTCGGCGTTATTCCAGTTTGTCGGGTCTTGGCAGGGATAGCGAAATCGGTCTTCGCACCCTGTCAAACACAGGATTGTCAGCAAAAGAATCAGGCTCTTTGTCACGTTGTTTCCTCTCAATCTGTCGTCTTAATCGTTCCAACTTTTCCGTCTGCGCCTTGACCTCATTCTTGGCTTCCAGAATGTCCAAGTACAACATCCCGCCCAAGGGAAGCAACAAAGCAATTAGTACGCAACAAGCGATCCAGCCCATTACGCCTTCCCCCAGCGATTCACGAACAGGAGCCACATCCACAGGTACGCTATAAGGATTAGAGTTACCACGAGGTACGCTGACTTTGCTTGGAAGTTTCTTTTTTCCTCCTGCCGTTGCCATGCCTTGTACCTTTCCTTGGCCTCTTCTTTCAGCCTTGCGTTCTCCTGTTCCTCCTGTATGACATCCCGCATTTCAAACACTTTGGAATACAACGCCCCCATTTCGGGCGGCGATTGATACACCATCGTTTCCCTGATCGTCACTTCCAGTGCCGCCATCTGGTCTTGAGCCATAACCCTCTTTAGGGCGGCTTCCATCAGGTTGGCATCGGGGTCATAGACGTTCTGGCTCTTTTCTTCCTCTTCCCTTATGTGTGCCGCCAACTGCTCTTGCAGCTTGAAGAACTCAGTAAGCTGGCTGACAACATTCGCCATGACTTGGGTTTCGTCAACAGCAACGAATTTTTCCTTCTTTTTCGCCACAGGCTTGGGCGCGGCGGGGGTGGGGTCTCCACCAAACATCTTGACCAGCTTGCCCCAGAACCCATGAACTTCCTTGGCGATCCCAACAGCTTCATCAACTGTAGCCTTGACCTCCATGAAGGAAACCTTGGCTTGCTTGTAAAGCTCACAGCCTTCCTTGATTGCGGCGACGCAAGCATTGGCGGCAAAGAGGATGGAGATCGGGTCAATTTACAGCCCCAATATTTTTTTTACAAACTCAGCAGCAACGCCCGGCCCAAACAATACAGCAAAAATTACCGCATAAAGCAAATACTCAATCTTGGTCATGCGCCTATCACCTTCAGCCAATGACTTTTGGATAGCCTCATATCTGGTTGCGCAAATTGCCTCATGGACGGCAAAATCAACTTCTAAATCAGATTCCATCTTTTATCCTTATCCAATCAGTAAGCCGTAACTTTTGCTGGGCAGCGTGGAAGGAATTGTGTAAAGAAAAATAACTGCGCCAACACCGCCGTTGCCGCCATTTCCTGATGTAGCGCCACCACCTCCGCCACCCGCGCCAGCGGCAATTGATGGGCTTCCACCAGCACCGCCAATTCCAGTTCCATTTCCTCGACCACCACCACCACCACCACCAGATCCACCAAAAATAGTTGAAATAACAGTATTGCCGTTTATTTGAGTAACGTAGTATTCGCCGCTATAGCCTGATGCTCCTCCTGCGCCTCCATTGGTATTTGTTGTAGTGGCAAATCCGCCGCCTCCGCCACCACCGCCATATAGGCCCGCATCACCATCCGCACCCGCCAAGCCTCCTATTGCCACATTAGAAGATAAATCCAAACCGCCGTTTGCTCCCGATCCCGTTGCAGCCGGTGAAGTTGATCCAATACCCAGCGCCCCGCCACCACCGCCACCTCCAGCTTGCGCGGTTGATGAAGGCGATTGGTTTGAGAATGCAAACATAGTGCGTAAGGTTGCAGCCGCCCCACCACCGCCACCGCTTTCAGAAGTTTGCTGACCCGTGCCAGCAGCAGCACCTATCAATACTTGACTTCTTGATGCTGTTGCTCCAGCGCTTGTGCCGCCAGCAGGAGCGCCACTTGCACCTGCCGCATAAATTCCATTATGCAGCGCTGTTGGATTTGCGTTTGTCACAGTGTTTAACCAAGAGTCACCTCCAGCTTGTCCAGAAGTTCCTGCTACGGTTGCGTTTACACCGCCCTTACCAGCTTGAAAATAAATAGTTTGACCAGCGCTTATATTATTTAAATTTGAAAACATAGCCAACCGCCCAGATCCAGCGCCACCTGAACCAGAACCTGATGCCTTGCCAGCACCGCCACCGCCACCATACACAATACATAAATTTGATCCCTGATAATTTGCGGGAACAACAAATGATCCTGTTACATTTACTCCTACAACACCCGTGTAAACCAAACCAGTCACTGTTGATGTAAAAGTAATTCCTGAATTTCGCGCTATATTTGCTACACCAAGAGCCAATAAAGAATAAGCCCCAGATTTTATAATTCCCCAATAAGCTACATAAGCTGTGACAGAGCCAATTGCAATTGAAAGAGTTGCAGTTGTTGACGCTTGAGATGAAGTTATAAGACTTCCTGTATATCCAGCAACAACTAATATTGGCGCTGACGCAGTGCCAATTAAATTAAAATTTGTAAAATTATATGATACAGAAGGTGTTAGCCATAAAGAACAAGGAGCGGTTCCTGTACTGTCTATTGAATTAAAACTCATTGGGCCATCAAGCCAAAATTGATTTGTATAGCCATCTGCTGTAACGCGAGTTGCATTTAAACGAAGCCTATAGAATGTATGATTATAAGCTTTTAATTTTGTGTATGCATTTGCAGTATTAATACTATTTAAAACAATAGTTGATGTCCCTGCGTTTACAGTCACAAGGTATTTAAAGTTTATCTCGTTATATCCCGCCCCATTTGATGTTAAAGTGCTGCTGCCCAAATTTATAGTTGGCAAAACTGGGATTGACCAATTAAAAAGTCCAGATAGAAAGTTAGAGTCAGTAATTAAATTACCAAATGTTACATTATAATTATTTGTTGTAAACGTCCCCGTTAAAATATAAATTGAACTTACGGTATCATAATTTGCTGATAATGTGACAGTTGCTCCCAGCGCTATATATATGTTATATCCATTGTATACATAATTACTTGCGCCAACACTTATATTTGATCTTACTGCATAGATAGTATTGCAACTATATGAGGAACTCGGATTAGTCAAAGTTCCATAAATGATAGGAAACCAATACCCAGTAGGTTGTGTAATAGCATTTGTGTATCCAGTTGTATTTAAACTTGCGCACAAATAAGGCATATCTACGCTTACAGAATGATTTCCTGAGTTTGCATCAAAAACTACATTATCTTGCGGTAATGGTACGCGAGCGACTGTTGGCCCCCCGCTTGATGGAGACCACATTGCGCTAGACCAAAGTGTTGGTGATGCAGTCATTTTTGCATAACATGTAATTGGCGTATCAAAAGTGCTTGCGGGGAATATATTACCCCCACAATCGCCTACAAGTGTAAGAGGCCCAAGCGCTGAACCAGAATTGGTCAACGTAACATCTTGAAAATTAACCCACTTCAAAGTTTTAACACTAGCCGTTGCGCTAGTAGTTGTAATTGTTCGTGGCGTTCCCCAAACATTAGATAGAACCATTAATCTTTGGTTGCTTGCGTTGCTTCCTTGCAAAGTTAATGCGCCAGTAACTGTTTGATTTGCATACAAAAGAAAATTAACTGGCCAAACGTAAGAAGTTGAAGCGTTAAATTGAGTTGCAGTTACAGTTAAATTTGCAAACGTATTTGTGCCGTGAATTTGACCATATAAACAATTAATGTTTACCGTATTAAATGTACTTGTATATGATTCATTTCCCATTGTTGAACTGTTAATGCCTACAAAAGAACCTCCAGTGTTGTTTGTTACTGATCCAATATTTATTGTAGATGTTCCAGCATTAAACGTCATGCCAACATTTGTGAAATAAATAGAATAAAATGTTCCTACTTGAACTGCGGAGCCAGAAGTAGATACAGCAACTGTTCCACAATTTATCGTAGAAGCGCCAAGCGTTAATGACCTTGCATAACCACCACCAGCATTATCGCCAAAACGATTACCAACAGTAACAGTTTGTCCGTTTGTGTTTAATGCGCCACTGTATAAAGAAATAGCACTTGCTGTTATTGGCGAAGTAAAACTCCATCCGCCAGTCACTACTGATCCATTAGTAGCTCCAAAAGTTAAATTGTTAATTATAGGAGTGGCTGTAGTGCAAGAAACAGTGTTGCCTGTTGTGGATGACCGCATATTAAAGCTGAATCCTTGGGCAAAACCTAAAGTTGTTGTGCTACTTAACGTTAAACTTCCATAAATATCGTTAAAATAATTATTTGGATTAAATAACAAAAACCCATTTACGCCTGTAGTATCAAGAGATGCGCAACTAACACCGCTGCCAAGTGTTACAGTGCCAGTACCTGAGTTTGCGTTAAAAAATACATTATCTGATGATGTTGGTGCAGATGCCCCACTAGCCCCACCACTGGTCGCAGACCAGTTGGCTGTTGACGAGGTATTCCATGTGCCAGTGCCGCCTACCCAGTATCTATCAGCCATTATTGTGCTCCTGTTCCTTACGTCTTATTTCTGCATACCAAGCGTCATATTCGGCAGTTTGTCGCTCAAGAATCTCTTCGTCGGTTATTAATCGAAACTCTTCTGGTGTAAATTCCATAGAGCCTTGATATGAGTATGTTGGATCTTGTTTTTGCCATTGCAAAACAATTTTATTTATAATGTTCATGTTCTGTACACTTTCAAAGAAATGGTTACGCGCTGAATTATTGTTGAAGAGTCCACATTAAACCTTAATGTGTCGCCAGAAGTAATTGAAGTTGTCCACCCAGTCAATGTTGTGCTTTGATTCTTAATGCTGGCCGTGATTGTTGGTTTTGCGGAGCCAGTAATGGTATCTGCAACGGTTGGAGGATAGTTGGCATATACATCCTTCCACACGTCAATAACAATTGATCCTGATTGGTCGGCCAAAATTGTCCATTCTGTGATGACGCAATTAAATGGAATGGTCAGATCACCCTTAACACCAGAACTAATTACTGAACTTCCAGCATCAATGATGAACGTGATTGACGAATATTGGGCCACCCATGCTGGCGCTCCAGCGCTTGAAACCAAAGCGTAGCCAGCAGTGCCAATTGCAAGCTTCCCAAGGGTGTTTGTTGCGGACGAATAAACCAAGTCGCCTGTGGTGTAGGTGGTCAAACCCGTACCGCCTGAAGCTGTTGGCAGGGTTCCTGTCGCCAGAGCACTGGTTGAGGTGGCGTAGACGGCTCCGTTGGTTGTAAACGAGGTCAAACCAGTTCCGCCGCCATTTGTTGGCAATGTGCCAGTCGTCAACACTGAGGACGATGTGGCGTAAACAGCACCATTGGCATTGAACGAGGTTAAGTTCGTACCCCCGTTGGCGGTAGCCAAAGTGCCAGCAACTGTGATAGCCCCTGTGCCTGTGCCAGATGGGGTTAACCCTGTAGTTCCAAATGAAATTGAAGTGACACCAGAAGCGGCGGCGCTTGTCCATACCAGTCCGTTAGCAGAGCCGTTTACCGCCAAAATCTGATTTGCTGTACCAAGGCCAAGCCTTGACAAAGCTGATGTCGAAGAAGCGTACAGAATGTCGCCAACAGCGTAGCTGGATTGGCCTGTACCGCCGTTATCTGCATCAAGAGTGCCAGATAAAACAATAGCGCCTGTTGTTGCGGTGTTGGGTGAAAGTCCTGTTGTACCTGCGCTGAATGATGTAACGCCGCCAGTAGATGCGGCCCATGTGGGCACACCCCCAGCCAATGTCAAAACATAGCCGTTTGTTCCTGCGGTCAGTTTTGACAGTGTGTTTGCAGCCGACGCATAAATCAAATCACCTGCCGAATAAGTGCTAAAACCTGTTCCGCCGTTGCCTGAAACCAATGTGCCTGCAACTGATACTGCGCCGTTTGTAGCCGTACTGGGCGTAAGACCTGTTGAGCCAAATGTGATTGTCGTTACCGCAGGGGCACTAAACAGAGTTACTGCGCCAGAGTTATTTCGATAGAAAATTTTTCCATCAGCTTGGTTGATAGCCAGCTCACCGTTTGCCAATGACGCAGGGGCATTGGTTGTAGTGTTTGAGTAATATAGTTGTATCGGTGTAAAGCCTGCTTGTGCCATGATGTTCCTTTATGTAGGCCCGTATTCGCCTTGATAATTTGGGGATTGGTCAACAACTTGATCGAGAGGGAGATCGGGTCTCGGGAATCGAATTGTTATTTTCTCGGTTTGTCTGGCGGGCAATCTGTATGGATCTTTTTCATCCGCACAACCTTGTCCACACACCAGAAGACCGGGCAAATTGGGGTCATTCCTCGCCTCAGAATGAGCGCGTTTCATCTTGCATCTATCGCACACGAAGATTGCAATGTCTGAGTTGCCTGAAGTATCGAGGAACTTGGGCATGGTTACCTCGTATACACAGAAATGTTTGGCGCGTAATAAATTGGCGACTTGTCTCGCTCTTCTTGTTCCGCCATTTGGAAGTATTTTTCGGCCTGCCCTTCCAGATATTGGATGCGGTCAACGGCCACGCCGGGCAGCTCCTGCGACATCTGGTGCGCCAACATACATTGGATCGCCAGATACCAGCGTTGAGGAATCTCAACCTCGTCCGTCAGATCTCCAACATCCATGACTTGGCGGGAATACCAAACCACCATCTGGTAGAACGGGTCTTGCGGGACAGGCCACAAGTTGATCTGAGCCTGCGGAATTGTTCTGTTGAACCAGAACTGAAACGGCTGGTTGGCGGTGAAGTTCTTGTTTGGCAGGTTGGTGTAGTCGTCACGGTTCAGTCGAGCCATGGTGATTTCAGTGCTGTTTTCGCCAAAAAACAGTTCACGCACACCCAGAGTAGTGCCTCCAGTGGCTCTGAGGCGGTAGTACGGGTTGTTGGCCCCGGGGTCAATGTCTGTCCACACCCACTGGCTATCAGTCACCGCAACCGAAGTCCCTGTGTACAAGGTTTGCCACGTTGCGCCATCAGCCGAAGTCTCGATCACATAACTCCAAACCTGACTGCCACCACCAGCAATGTAGGGCATGAAGCCCACAGAGCCAATGTAGTATGGCGTGGTAGATCCGTAATTGATCGAGATGTTGCCGTTTGCCGATGTCTGCAAGCAATACGTTGCAGTATTGTTGTCAAAGGCGTTGTCCGCATTTCCGCCAGCAGAAGATCCGTATATGCCTGTTGGTCGCGTCATGCGCCTGTACAGGGCGTTCAAAACATCGTTGCCGCCTACTGGCAAGTCATAAATGTATTGATTTGGATTTAAGCCGTAAACAACTTTATTGATGGCCCAATAATTGATGCCTTGGTTGATCAGATTACTCAGGACGTAAAAAAGCGACTCTCTGGCAGAAAGTACTTGTTCCGAAGTAAGTTCTTCGGCCAACTTACCAGATCGACGCGCACCATGATCAATGAATGTTTGAACATTGATGACAGTCGTGCCAACCGTTCCAGAGTACGCCATGATAGATCCTTACCAATTGGGGCAATTCCAACGTTTAAGAGATGCCTTCGCCCGTTCAGCATCCCCCTTTGAATGCTCCACTACACCGCTCATTCTGGCGCAGAATGAATCCTTGCGGGAGCCACCTTGTGGTTGCGGAGCCTTCAGGTTTGATCCAGTCTCTCTGTTGTACTTGGCGCGACCTTTTTCGGTCAATCCAGCGCCTTTGGAGGCTGGAAGCTTTTCCCCGCGACCAACAGATAGAGCGACGCCGCCCTCTTTTTTCTTTACCGTTTTTGCTGATTGCTTAAAAGCATCAGCCGTTGGCGCACCTTTGCTACCAACTCTGCGCATTTTTTCGCCAGATCCTTCAGAAATTCTTTCGCGTTTTGCATGAATATTTTCATATAGTCCGCCTTCTTTCATTTTTTTGTCAGCCATAACAAATTCTTTCCCGACTTTTTGAGGAACACCACCAAAACCGCCCTTTGTGTGAGCGGCGGCTTCCATGAGTCGTCGTTGTGATTCTGATTTTATTGGCATGATTCATTATCCAACTTTACTCTGTTGGTGGCAACTCGTCTGGGGGTTCTGGGACGACAGGCTCGATCCAGTTTTCACCGTTCAAAGTCCAGCCAATGCCAATATGGTCAGGGGCAGGAATACAGTCGATTCCCTCTGGCGGTTGCCATCTATTCAAGTCTCCATCCCACAAACTGACGTTTTCAACAACGCCGTTACGAATCATTGCGTATCTGATTACCATGAAATCACCACTACCTTTCCTGCTGCTCCTGTACCACCTTGACCACCGATGTTGGTTCCACCACCACCGCCTCCTCCCCCGCCTCCGGGTACGCCACCGTCACCGCCCTTTGAGCCAGTTCCAGCATTATTGGCCGCACCACCTGCGCCTCCTGCGCCAGCTTTGGTTGAATCTCCTGCCGCACCATTGGCTGATGCTGTACCTGTGTTGATTGCCGCACTTGCCGCACCACCACCTGCCGCAGTAGCCGCGCCACCTGTTGAACCACCTGCGCCGCCTAATTGTGAAGTGCCGGGGGTTGCCGCATCAATACCGCCACCGCCACCACCTCCTGATGAGGAGAAATATGATGAGCCGCCTGCTCCTCCCGCTACGGATGACATTGATCCACCGCCACCGCCACCGCCACCTAAATATGATGAACCAGCGGCGGTAGTTGTAGTTGTGCCAGTTGATCCACCTGCGCCTCTATGGTCAGGAGTGGAGGCTGGTGATACTCCTCCACTACTTGTTACTGTGGCACAGGCTCCGCCAGTTGCGCCTGTTTGGGTTGTTGACGATGATCCTGCGGCAGTACCGCCTCCACCGCCACCACCACCACCTGCGTTAGCCGCATTTGCTCCACCGCCTCCACCGCCATAGGCAACCAAAAAGTTGCCAAACTGAGATGTATTACCAACTGCTCCAGCAGTACCTGTGGCAGTTGTACCGCCAGCACCGCCAATTCTAGAAGCGGCAACAGTAACACCAACAAAAGGCGTGATTTCAGCAGTGAGGAATTGCATTTGCACATGTAATCCACCACCACCACCACCGCCACCACCTCTTATAGTTCCAGCAGGCTGACCTGTACCACCACCTCCAGAACCTCCACCACCATAGCAATTAACAAGCGTGTATGTGGCTCCTGAAGGTCGAGTCCAAATACCATTGGCAGTAAATACTTGAATATCAGTTACAGCGGTTGGCGCAATAAGAATATTGCCATTGGAATCAATGATTGACCAACCTCTTGTGTCAGTAAACTGCAATGTACAGTTAGGCGCAAGCGCCATTGATGCCACATAGTTGTATGTTGTCCCATTGTCATTTAAACGCACAGTCACGTTTACAAAATCTGTGTCTTTGTTGGCAATAGAGATGAAATTGACTTTTCTTTGCGTAGATGCCGCTGGCGCAGAAAGGATGTCAACAGCAGTTGCGCCGTTTGTTGTGGAAAGCTGAAGTGCTGGTGTTGTGGTTGTTGAAGTGAAGTCAACATAGTCAACTGCAACAGGCAATTGATTGGCAGTAACTGCCGCATCTAGCAGGATTTGAAGTTTTCGAGTTGTTGCGTCAAGTATCATATTTTTACCAACAGTAGACTACTACACGACCAGCCGCACCATTGCCACCAGCACCGCCTGTGGATGTGCCTCCACCTCCACCTCCACCGCCACCTCCGGGGAAGCCCCCTGCACCACCAGCGCCACCAGTACCTGCATTGTTTCCGCCGCCGCCGCCGCCGCCTGTACCACAAGCTATAGATGATCCTGTTGAGCCAGCAGTTCCTGCCGCACCAGTTGCCGCACCGCCTGCACCGCCACCCCCTGCGGTAGTTGCAGAGCCACCAGTAGTGCCGCCTGCACCACCTGCGTATGCAGTTCCGGGTGTTGCGGCAGATACACCACCTCCGCCTCCGCCACCAGCCGCAGAGTAATATGAACTTCCGCCATCGAACCCTGCTGCTGAAACATATGATCCAGACGCTCCGCCACCACCTCCTAAATAAGAGGATAATCCATTTTGTGTATTGCCTCCGTATCCCCCAATATTGGTTGAAGATAAAGCTGAAACAGTACCCGCCAAAAAAGCAGATCCTCCAAGGCTCCCGCCATTACCTGTAGTTGATGCGCCAACAGATGTTCCGCCACCGCCTCCGCCGCCTCCACCTCCACCAAAACTTTGTCCTCCACCGCCGCCACCACCAGCGTACCCATAAAGCAATGTGCCAAAAGATGAGTTATTGCCAACAGAACCATTTGCGTTTGAAGCGCCTCCAGTAGAAGCGCCTCCAACAGTTACAGAAACAGTAGAAGCCAAATCAGATATTTGAAAAATAGAAGTTAATCTATTTCCACCACCACCTGTTCCTCCGCCATATCTAGCATTACCAGCCGCCGCGCCTCTACCACCGCCGCCACTACCACCACCACCTGTTACTTCAACATAAGCAACTGAACAATTGGCAGGTTTGCTCCATGTGTCGTTAGCCGTATAAATTCTTACATCAGAATATGCAGAACCTTGGGCAGACAAAATTTGACCAGAAGCGTTGATTACAAACCAGCCTCTTGTGTCTGTGAATTGAAGTGTAGAACCAACAGCAATAACCATTGATTGAGCAACAGCATATTTGACTGTGTTGTCATTGATTTGAATGGTTACCGTTATCGGTGATGTGTCTTTGTTGGCAACAGTGATGCCGTTGATTTTGTATTGTGTGCTTGCTGCTGGGGCAGAAAGAACTGTGACCGCAGTAGTTGAGTTTGTATTACTTAGTTGAACAGACGGCGTAGTTGCGCTTGCAGTGAACGAAACATAGTCAACCGTCACAGGAGACTGGTTAGCTGCTACTGCCGAGCCAAGTACGATTTCAAGTGTTTGTGTTGTACTGTTTAATATCATTACCAACCCCAAACTCTAACTTGACCTGCCGCACCTTTGCCACCAGCACCGCCTGTTGTAAGACCCGCACCACCACCACCACCACCACCACATGGGAAACCACCGTCACCGCCTTTCCCGCCAGTTCCTGTGGCATTAGAACCACCACCAGAACCTCCAGTACCCGCCCATCCAGCAATGGATAAACCTTGTAAACCTTGTCCACCTCCAGCAATACCACCAGTCAGCGCCCCTGTCGTACTAACTGCACCCAATCCACCACTTAAACCAACTGTTCCACCTGCTGATTGAGCATTAGCGGCAGTCAATCCGCCGCCTCCACTACCGCTTCCACCACTAAACCATGAACCATAAGAGCTTCCACCAACAGTGCCGAGGCTAGACCCGTTCCCACCTGCTGCGCCCCCCCAAAAAGAAGTATTTGCCGATGTACTGCCACTTGCCCCACGGCTATCAGCATAAGAGGTTGTAGTTGTAGTCGCGGCAAAAGCAGCTCCGCCAGTAACTGGTGTGGAGCTTGTAGCAGAATTTCCAGCGGAGGTTCCGCCTCCGCCGCCTCCGGGCTGCCCTCCTGATGCACTAGAGCCAAGTGCTCCTCCACCACCAGCATAACCAATCAAAAAAGCACCAAAAGATGAATTGTTCCCGACACTGCCGCTATTATTTGAACTTGCAGAAGATGTTTGCGCGCCAACAGTCACAGTAACTGATGAAGGCAAATCTTTAGCAAGGAATAACTGACGCTTTCTTATACCGCCGCCGCCACTTCCAGCACCAGAGCGTATTACACCAGCAGAACCGCCTTGGCCTCCTCCACCTCCTCCACCTCCAGCAGAGACTTCCACAAGGAAGAATCGGCAGTTACCCGGCTTATACCAAGTTCCATTACTGTTGAAATCTTGCACCCAACCACTGCGTAGTTCAGCGATGCCGCCTGATGTGCCAATCAACCCCCATCCGTTTTGATCGGTGTATTGGAGTGTTTGACCTCTTGGGACAACAATAGACTTGATGACTTCGTATTTCACCCCAGCCACATCAAACCGCACAGTCACCGAAATACTGGTCGTATCAGCGTTGTAGATTGTGATGTTGTTGACTTTGCGCTGCAAACCTGCCGATGGTGCTGACAGTATGGTTACAGCCGTTGTCGAATTGGTTGTTGTTGCGTTTAAAGCTGGCGTTGTAGTTGACGAGGAAAACTGAACATAATCCACAGTCACAGGTGACTGATTGGTGGCAACAACAGCATCAAGTACAACTTCAAGGGTTTGTGATGAAGTAATAATCATAGACGCAGGCTCACTAATTTCAGGGCTTGAGCTTGGGTTAAACCACCGCCACCTCCGCCCCCAGCGCCAATTTCTACAATTGTGGCCGTGCCATCGTCTTTTTTGATAAACATCTTGCCATCGTAAGTGTTTATCGCCACCTCTCCCAAGTCCAACTGGGAGGTGGTTGGGATCGCGCTCGGGGTTGCCGAGCGTTTCAACTTGATCAGATTACCTGTTGCCATGTGGCTTCCTTTTTGTTGCTATATAGCAGGAATGGTAAAAAATTATATGTTAATACGTCCCGCCGTCAAGATTGATTGTGACCGTTGATGCCGCAGTCAACTGACCTTGAGCATTGACAGTAAACGCCGCAAAGGCTTGGCCCAGCGAGGTGTCTCCATAAGAGTTGGCCGTCACAGCGGTGTTGGTAATGCTGAACACGTTTGAGGACAGCGTCAATCCAGTACCAGCGCTATATGTCGTGCCGCCAGCCGCAAATTGCTGAAAAACAATTGCTGTTGTTCCAATTGTGATGGGAAGAGCAGTTTGTTGAACCCAAGCGGAATTTGCGTTGACCGTTCCGCTAATGACAAGAAAGAAATCTCCCTCATCAATCTGGTCAACTCCAGTACCAACAGTGTCAAAATCAGTTGCGCGGGTCAGTATGTAGGGCGTTCCACCAGAGCCAACTTGTGTGACAACATACACACCATTATTTGCTTGTGTAGATTCGTTCTTAACAAGTATGCGGTTGCCAGCAACAGTAAGTACTGAGTCAACAGACAAAGCACCGTTGGCGGTTGCTGTAAGGGTTGCTCCTACGCCAGATGTGCCGTTGTTGTATGTGTTTGCTGGCAGAGCCGCAGTCGTTGCCAATTCCACTGCTTCGTGGAAATTAATGCCAGTTGCAATAGCGTCTGCATACGCCTTGTTGACAATGTCGTTTGCACCAGAAGGTGCGGTTGTGATTGTTCCTGTTGTCAGCGCAACGGTTGTCAACGCAGTAAACGATGGAAGAACGCCAGTGCCGTTGGATGTCAGAAGGGTTCCAGCCGCAGCAGGCGAGACCTTGGAGAAGGTCGATGTAGTGCCAGCCGCAAGAACGTCACCAACAGTGTAGGAGGAAAACCCCGTACCACCAGATGCCGCAACCAAAGTTGACGTCAAACCAGCGGCTGATCCAGCAATGTTTGTTGTCCAAGTGGGAGTTCCAGTTGCGCCAGAAATCAATACTTGTCCAGCAGTACCAACTGCCGTATATCCAATTGCCGAAGTTGTTGCGCCATATGCAACAGCACCAGCAGTTGGCGCGGTTGAGGTTCCTGTACCGCCGCTACCAACAGCAATTGCAGTGTTGAAGGTTTTTGTTCCAGAAATCGTTTGATTGCCAGTGAGGGCGACAAAAGACCCTGAGCCGCCAATTGGGACAACAGAAGACGATGCTGACGAATTGCCGCCTGATCCGATGTACAGGATTTGATCCGCTTCGTTGTAGGCCAATTCAGACTGGACAGCCTGCGACGTTGATGGTGCGCCACTGGCGGCACGGCGCTTGATCTGAATTTTATTTGCCATGATGATTCCTTAGTAATTGCCGCCGTCTAGACTTCCGTCCGTGTTTCCAAATCCACCGTTTACTATTGGTAAGGGTGTTCCGCTGTAATTAATCGCCAAGGTTCCGCTTGTTGTGATTGGCGAACCAGTCACAGACAGCAAAGAAGGGACAGTAGCTGCCACGCTCGTCACCGTTCCGCCCCCGCCACCACCTCCAGCGGGAACCCATCCATTTGCGGATAAAACATAGTTGGATTGCCCCGCAAGTGGCTGTGGAACTTCACCTTGGATACCATCTACTGAGAGGGTTGGTGGGGTGAAGGTTCCAAAATCAACTATGCCTGCATGTGGCGCAACTGACATGGCTACAAGCTTTGAATAAACGCTTGATGTTTAGCCAGAATGCTTGCCTTCAACTCAGCAACCTCGGCTCGCTCTTGAGCAACAGCGGCCTTTTCAGCCGCCGCCGTTTCAAGTTGAGCAGCACCCTTGGCAGCAATCTCTTCAGCCTTTTTCTGAGCCTTTTCAACGTCTTTTAAAGCCTGTTGAGCAGCTAAATTGGCGCTGCTGGCGCTGGCTTGTGCTGCATCAGCATCCGCCAAGATGGCTTCGGCTTGCGTTTTGGTGTTAAACAGCAAGGAGTCGGCTTCTTGACGAGCTTTGGCAACAATTTGCCCAGCTTGCTCATTGGCCGAAGCCAAAGCTTTTGCAGATTCAGCCTTGTCAGCCAAAATTGCGTCTCGAAGTTGCAAAATTTCAGCAACTGGGCCAACAGCTTCAACATATTTCTTGTTTTCTGCTGTTGCCGCTTCCAAAGCTTGAATCTTGGCTTTGTATGAGTCAGGATTTGCGACCAAGGTCAGCAAATCAAGCAATTGTCCAGAAGATCCAGAAGATCCATCAATGCCATATGAAATCATGATATGCCTCCGCCAGCTTCAATGATGGTCAAAGCCGCAGTTCCAGTTCCAGAAGATGTCGTCAGACGAATTCCGCGCACAGGATATGCAATGTTTGAGTCTTTGGTGGCCGTTTGCAAAGTCAACGTTGGGTGATCTGTCCAATTCCCTGTGCTGGGGTTGTAATTGGCAGCAAAAACATCATCGAACGTGTACTGCACGGTGTAAGTAATTGTGCCAGTGACAATAACGTTCAAACCAATATTGACCGGGGCGACATAAATGTCAACAGGGCATACGGCTGAGTTATTGACACCTGTAATTGATAGGGTTACTGGTCTCATTTTTTCACCTGTAATTCAAAAAAGCAGGGGGCGAACCCCCTGTTTTGCTCAACAAACCTTGCCACCACGCTTTTTGCCGGGAGCCACCGTCACGGATTTCTCTGTTTTGGTAACGCTCCCAGAAGGAAGAGTAGATGGCTTCAAAAACCTCTTTGCAGCTTCAACCAGACGGCCCGGGGCTCCAAGAATGGACTCCCGCATGCCTTCGTTTTCTTTTGCAATCGAGTTTTTTTCGGCATTTTTACGCGCCATTTCGCGGTCAATGATTGGATCGCTTTCGTCAGAATCTGCCGAAGCACCACCACCAGCCATTTTTTTGACGCTTCCACCTTTTTTGTAGACACCAGTCAATTCATTGATGCGAATTGGCTTTTGTGGCTTTTTATTGCCTTGCGGCATTGCGACGGGAGAGCCAGACTTAACACTGCCCCCCGCCGCGAAGGCTTTTTTTGCTGAACCACCCTTCTTGTAGCCGCCCTGACCGTCAACAACGCCACCAGTGGCATAACCACCCTGACCGTCAACAACTCCGCCAGTAGCATAGCCACCTTGACCTTTTACGACTCCGCCAGTTGCATAAGCCTTGCCGCCCTTTTTCAAGGACAGGGTTGTGCCTTTGCCGCCTTTGTGCTCTTGGGCGTCATGCTGCTTGATGGCCTTCTTGATCATGGCCTTGTCTTGCGCCATGTCATCTTTGCCGCCTTCAGCCTTGCCGCCTTTTTTCATGGCAGGCATAGCACGACCCATAGGGGAGGGTGCTGGCATTGCTGGGGCTGCTGGAGAACGTGAAGCCATCTTTGCCATCATGGCCTTGCGGCGATCCTTCATGGAGGGCTTGGCGGGGCGCTTACCCATCTCTGAGCCGCCTCGCGCAATGCCAGTAGCCATTGAAGAAGGCATGCCTGAAGGCATACCCATGAAACCGCCATCAGCTTTCTTGACAGCACCACCAGTTTTGAGCTTCAGGACAACTGAAGGCTCAGTGGTTTCCATTTTTACCATGCGTTTGAATTCAGACATGTGTGGCTCCTATTAACTGACCAAATTTTGGTTAACACCAAAAGCACCAATTCGGGTGGCATTTGGGCCTGCGGCAATTGCTGGAAGCATGATGCCAAGAACCAGACGCTTAATGCCGTCAGGAGCGGTGGATGGACTGAACGTGCCGCGAACATCACCAGTGGTGGTGGTTGCGGTAGCGGTATCAGCAGCAGCCAAAGTACCTGTGTCAAGAGTAAAGCCACTGTTCCAACCAACGTGGGAAATGTACACGCCGCTGGTGACGCGAACTGGCAAGCCAATCAATTGGGTTGTGCCAACAGTAATGGTCGATGTGGTTGCCGCGCTGCCAGAAACGCTCAGAATCTGATAGAAGGCTTTCTTGCCGTTGGTGGTAGTTGATGCCGCAACGCCTGACGCAATAACTTCGCTCATTGGTTGACCGTACAAATCCCAACCAGTGATGGTGATATTGGAGCTAGTAGTTGTACCAGTGCCAGTTGTCACGCTTAATGCGCGAGGAGTGTCCAATTGAGTCACAGATGTGCCATTAGCACGAACGACTCGCTTGCCGCCCAAAGTGCTGGTAGTCAACAGTGTGAGTGCGCCTGCGCCTGCGGGTGTTTGCGATGCGCAAATGTTTGCAGCGTTTGCGGTCAAAGGAACAACATCAAACGTGTAGATACGACCCATGGGGCCAATACCTGTGTCCATTTGTGAAGGGTCTTGCAAATAGTTTTGACCTTGGGTGTAAATGGTCGTGCTAGATGCTGTTTGAGACACGTTTACGGTGTAAGTACCAACACCACCATAACCAGTTCCATAACCAGTAATGTATGTGCCAGCAGTAACGCCAGTACCGTTAACCCATTGACCAACTGTTATTGGCTCACCTTGCAAAATAGCAGTGATAGTGAGTGTGCCGCCATTGGTGGTAGCAATTGAACCAGTGTAAGTGCCACTAGTTGGATAGGTAGCAGTACCCATCGCGGTTGGGGCTGCGCCCAAGAAAAGGTCGTCTGAAAATTGAGGCATGTCGTCTTCTCCTTGAAAAGCTTGACGAGATAAAAAAAATTGGGGAGAGGTTTTTAGCCCCTCCCCGCTTGGCGTTTTTACACGCCTGCTGTGCCGTACATGGCACGGGGATCGGTGTAGCCGACATCGTAACGCTCTGTCGCTTTGTAGCGCATAGAGTCAGTTTCGAAATCGCCTTCCATGGTCTTTTCCAACTTGCGGCGCATCAAAAGCTTCATGCCTTCGGGTGCGTCGGTTTGGACAAACCATGCTGTAGCACTGGTCAAACGAGACAGAACTGCTGCGCCTTCGTCCAGCAAACCAATAGATTTGATGGGGTTCAGGTCGTTGTTGGCAGTGCCAGAACGCAGAACAGACTTCAACAACACTTCGGCTTGGAAAACGTTGCCGGGGGCCACGACGATTTGACGTGGAACCAAACGAATTTTCTTGCCGTTGTTGTCAACTGCTTGGCGAATCTGAATCAACATCTGTTCGAGAGATGTCTGAGACAGGTTAGCGGAAGTTGCCAACTGGTTGGAGAAGGAGCCTGAAACGATTGGGTGCGCAGTGTTGATCAATGACACGCCGTCGCCGCCAGCATAGCTGGAGTTAAAAGCGCGGTTCAACACGTTTGCAGACAATGTCTCTTTGGTTTCAATCAGAGATTGAGCCAAATGACGGGCATACACCTGACCGATACGGATGTGGTCACCATCTTCAACGAGCACTTTGGTCAAGGCAAAAGCCAAGCCATACACGTTGTAGACGTAACGCTTCAGGAACAGAACGCCACCTTGCTGATAGGACACAGGAGTGCCATCAGGAAGCTGGGGAGCTGCGCCGAAGCCGTACAGGACGGGTTCTTCGTGGTAGTTACGGGGAATGCCTTCTTGTTCACGGAAGACGCGAGACCATTCATCGGTACGCTGATCGTAGACACCGTCGAAACACTCATTCATGATTGGTTCGACGATGCTACGAAAGTCGGTACTTCGCATTGGAGCTGCCATAGTTCACTCCCTCCTATTAAACGATAGCTGTCACAGAACCGAAGTACTGAGACGAAGCATTAACAACGCGCACGATTACATAGGCATCACCCCATGCATTGTCGGCGTACGGGGCAATATCGACGACACGCATTTGACCTTGTACGCCGTTGGCCTTGGCAGTAGACACACCCAAGCCTGTCGAAGACAAGCCAGTTGTGTTGGAGCCAGAAGTAACGGTGAAGCCAGAGCTTGCGGAGAAGTCGTATTCGCCACCCAAAGAAGTTTGGGCAATGGTTGCATCGGTTTGGATTTCATAAACGATGTTTTGGTCGTTGTAGAAATACGCAACGCACGAACCTGTTTGATAGGTCGTTGATGCAGGCCAGTAGTTGCTAACGCGACGGCGACCAGTGGTGTCAGTCCACTC